ATCAGCAGAATAAAGAGAAAGCTCAATGATTTCAGTAAGATCGGAACCGCACCCGACAGGATTCGAACCTGTGACCTTTGGAATCGGAAGGCAGGTGTGAACGATTTTCCGCTGCTTCCTCTTGTTTACTCCATTTTGATTTTGCTATCCAGATCAAGCGGTAAGCTCTTTCCGCAATTACAACGGTCTGGATCAAATTTACCGCGATTTGCTTCCTTCTGCTTCCTATATGCTTCCTGTAACGGGTGAGGTTGCTGGCTTGGCGAAACTGACGAAGAGAATGATAGACGCCCTGCAGGTGCGCGACAAAGACTATTTTGAGTGGGATGACGAGTTGCCGGGCTTCGGCGTCCGGGTCTGGCCTAGCGGTCGCAAGACCTACGTCGCACAGTATCGTGCCGGCAAGCAGACCCGCCGATTCAAGATCGGCGCACACGGCCCGTTGACCGTCGAAGAAGCTCGTAAGGAAGCGAAGGGCGTTCTAGGTGACGTGGCTCGCGGGGATGACCCGCAGCTTGACCGTTCGACACGGCGCAAGGCGCTTACGGTCAAAGAGCTTTGCGAGATGTATTTCGAGGCGGCTGATAAGGGGCTTGTATTCGGCAAGCGCGGGAAGCCGAAAAAGTCGTCAACCTTGTACGTTGATAAGGGGCGGGCAAACCGCCATATCATCCCGCTGATAGGCAATCGGCTTGTGCAGGAACTGACAACTGCTGATGCCATCAAAATGATGCGTGATGTGACGACAGGCAAGACAGCAGCGGACGAGAAAACGGGAAAGCTCCGGGGAAGGGCGGTTGTCACTGGCGGGGCAGGAACCGCATCGCAAGCGGTAACCCTTCTTAGTGCTATCCTCACCTATGCCGTTTCTGAAGGGATCATCCCGGCCAATCCCGCACGCGGCATTAAAAAGCCAGCAGTTGGCAAGCGCACGCGACGACTCACTCCGAAGGAGTATCGGGCGCTCGGAAAGGTTCTTGAAACTGCGGACGACGAACTGTGGCAAGGCGTTGTCGGCACTAAACTGTTTCTACTGACCGGATTTCGTTTGAGCGAGATTGCGGGCCTGATGTGGTCTGAGCTTGATAAGGCAGGAAGCTGTCTAAGGCTCGCTGATTCCAAAGAGGATGCTTCTATTCGTCCCGTTGGAAGCGTCGTCTTTGACGTGCTTGATTGCGTTTCGCGGGAGGGCGAAAATCCATTCGTGTTGCCTGGGCCACGAAGCGAGAACGGCCACTATACTGCATTGGACGATGCGCTTGACCGATTGACGGAACGTGCCGGGCTAGAAGGCGTGACATCGCACACGCTACGACATTCTTATGCCAGTGTGGCGGGTGATCTCGGATTTACCGAGATCACCATTTCAGCGCTCTTGGGGCATGCGGCTGGCAATGTCACGCAACGATATGTTCATCACCTCGATAGCGTACTGATCGCAGCTGCTGAAAAGGTTTCTCGCGAAATTTTCGGAATGATGGTTTGCGATTAGCAGAGTTTGCCATTCTACTTCAGTCACATCGCCGAGATGTTTCGACAAAGCTCGCGTGCAAGGAGACTTGCTCTATCGAAGTAAAAAGATATCTTGGGTTGTGTTTTAGGAGGGGCGGATGAGTCAAAGCATCATAACACAAATAGCAGTACAGAACTTATTTAATCAGTTTTCATATGAATTGCCCGCTCGAAGTGACTTTTCGAACGCGGCCATACTATATGGTGATAATGGGGTAGGAAAAAGCACAATTCTCCGTCTCGCATTTCATCTACTATCCGCTGGGACCAATCGCAGCCATCGAAGTGCTCTTAAAGCCGTTGCGTTTCGGCTGCTATCCGTAAAGCTTAGCACAGGTGTTCTCTTCAGAGCGGAGCGACTGTCCCTATCAGAGGAAGGTGATTACTCGTCTGGGCCAATGAAGTTGACCATCGAAAGAGACGGACAGTTACTGAGTGAGTGGCTGTATAATCAGGGCCGCACCGAAGAGTTGAATTGGTATCTTAATTCTGCGGCGACAGACGGCCTTACTAGTAATGAAATTACACTATACCTTAATGAAAAAGGTTTTGATCCGAATAGGATTTCGCCGCGCGCCCTTCAATTGATAACTGACGAATTATCAGCGTCCCGGGCACCAAGTGATGGCGTCAAGCGGGGTGAACGAGCTTACATTCAGCTCCTGAGCGAGCTTGCGCCAACGATGTTTTATGTGAATGCTGAGCGACGGCTTGATAGTGATGCCGTCGCCGATGCGAGCGACGAATTGGAGTTACGGCGTGCGATTACACATAACGAGCCAAAGCGTATAAATGATCTCGTGAACAGAGCGCGGGAGATTGCGCTAACGCAAGCTATGGTATCTGCTTCTCGCTGGGTTCAGCGCCGCGCCGTTCTGAGCACCAACCAAGGGTCGACAAACGTTCATTCTGTTTATGTCGACGTTTTGCATCACCTTTCGAGTGATTATAATCAAGGAAGCTCGCCGAAATCGCCTAGCGTTTTCGAAACCCTCATTGACAAGCTTGAAAACATTGAACTTCGAACCCGCCAAATGGAGGAGTATGAGTTAGCGACTGCCTTGGACATGGAGGCATTTAAAGCGTCACTTCGGTCCAATTCGAACGAGCAACGAGAGCTCTCGGCGGAGCTGATCAAGCCGTACATTCAGAGCGTGTCGTCGAGGTTGGATGCGTTAACCCAAATATACGATATACTGGATAGATTCGTTAAGAATATAAATACGTTTTTGACCGGAAAGAAAATTATTTATAAATTAACTCAAGGGTTTTCTATAGTAACAACGACTAAAAAACTTGAGCCTTCCCAGCTTTCATCGGGTGAGCAGCAGCTTATACTGATGTTTTGCTATGCTCTTACTGCGCGCGACCGACCGAGCGTATTTATGATCGATGAACCCGAAATTTCTCTCAATGTTAAATGGCAACGACAATTATTGCAGTCCCTAACGGAGATCACGTCGGGGTCAGATATCCAGTTTATCTTGGCTTCGCATTCTCTGGAGCTGATTTCCCAGCATCGCGATAAGGTTGTGAAGTTGGAGAATAATTACTGATGGAGATGCCTCGATGGACTATTGATGAGCTGCGCACACGATACGAACTCGAACCTACCTTAACCGACGTGTTTGTCGAAGGGCAGTTTGATAAAGACATCTTAGCTTGCGCATATGAGCATGGTTCTACTGAAAAAAGGGCGATCTATACTGCCGACGTCGTCCAAATTGATAAGAAATTATTTGAAGATCATAAGCTCACGAGTGGCAATAAGCAAAAGCTTATTATTCTCTGCCGAGAGCTTTCGCAGGTAAATCAGAGGGAGAACGTGAGATTTGTAGTCGACAGAGATGTCGATCATTGGCTTGGGGAGCTAGAGGTAGGCAATGGTCTGCTCTGGACAGAATTTTGTGATATCGAGACATATTTCTTTGAAGAGGTTTTCGTTGGCGAGCTGGTGAACAATGCAGGGAAAGCGAAGGTGAAAAACTGGGAGCGTTTCTATGCAAGTTTCCGCAGTACCTTAAAGATGTTATTTGCTCTTCGCACCGCTGCTCGGAATGCAAAGCTGGATCTAGATTATATCGATTTCGAAAGGTATCTTTCGGTAAAAGATGGAGCCGTTGCACTTGACTATAAGACATACGTGCAGCGCACACTAATTAACAGTAAAGCAGCCGATCGGATCGATGAAATATGGAAGAGTGCGCTAGAATGGGGGGGGAAATTTGATGGTGATCCACGCCTGTTTTGTAGAGGTCATGATTTCGTAATTCTAATCGCGTGGTCTATATTAAAATTCAAGGGGGCTAGGTCACTGTCAGATGAGGTCATAGGTCGCATTCTCATCTTGCTTGTTCCCAGGGATGTCAGCCGCTTTGCATCACTGCTTTGATTTCGTGCGTATCTGTTAAGGGACGCGTGAATCATCTGCATCTCTGGTGCGTCTCCATTGGGGCTAACTTAATGGTGTTTTCGATGCTGATCTAGAAATGGATCGGAGGCACCTCTATAAATGCTCACTTTAGTTCAGAAGTTGAGCGAACGGCCTTTGAAAGGCGCTGTTCTGCCCAGGTGTCTAAGTCGCGAACATGGTATAGCGGGATGCGTCCGCTGTACTGCATAGTTGGCCCACCGCCAACTGTCGCCATTTTGGCAAGCGTTGATACAGCAATGTCGATGCCATGTTTGGAGGCAAGATAATTCGGCACGTCGCTTCGGCGCAGGCGCGGGCGTTGCGCGGGCATCGAATTGCTGCTGTTTGTCTCAGTGGTCATCATTCTAGCGGGTCCTTTCACAATGCTGACGGATTCAATGAAGCCGGGGCGCTGGCGGCGAGCCTTTTGCTCGGCTTGCAGCGCGTTCGCTGCGGTGGTGGTGAAGGCGGAGTCGTCATAGGGCTCGACGCGGAAGAGCGAGTCGTTCCGTAGTGCGATTTGGCTGGTTCTTTGATGCCATTGTTAAAGCGGTAGCGTGGTTGCCAGCAGGGCGAGGGCCATGGCGGCGGTGATGAGACCGATTGCAACGCAGAGCGCACGCACCTCCTGATGCAGCCTTGGCAGGCTGGCGGGTGCGATGATCATTGGGGAAATGCGGAACATGATGTGATCTCCGTTCATCCGTTCGGGAAACCGGCCCGAAGGCCGGAAACCAAAGCGGATGCCAGATCAGGCGGCGCGTGCGGTTTCTGCTGCGCGCAGCATTTCAGCCGCCTTAGGGGCGTGCTTTGTGATTTCGTCTTTAGTGAAGCCCTCTGCCCGTAGGTCGGCCTCGGTAAAGCCGACGCCGCGTTCGCGTGCCAGATCGGCCATCTCTTTCGCAATATTGCGCATTGCTCTCTCCATCCGTTTGGGTGCCGGTTCTTCTGTCGTCCGGCGGTGTCCCTGCGCTCTCTGCGCTTGGGATGGATAAATAAGTTTCATAAGTTGCAACTTTTGACAAGGGTCAAAAGTTTCATAAATTGCAACTTTTTTGAGTGCAGCATGAAACTGTCGCGAATCCGTTTGGTCGCGGATATGTTGATGGGTGCGGCTAGGGTGGTGATGGCGGCGATTTTTGACCGCATTGCGATGGCTTCTTAATCGGAAGCGTCTCTCAATTGCGGTGGGGAGCGCAACTGCATGATTCTGCCGTTGGGTCGGCGCTGGCTAGTATTCGACTAGTTGAGCTATTTGCCGTCCGTGCCGGTGCCATTGGCTTGCTGGTCAAAGAACAGTTTGAGCATCGATATTGCCCGGTCTTTTTGCTCTTCGGTCTTGTCCCGGAAAAATTTCGCAAGCCAATCATCGTGAGGTTCGCGGAATAGTCCGTGCACGTCTGTACCGAACAGGGCTGCTAACTTTTCCAGATATTCAGGCTTGGGCAATGTGCCCTTGAACCACTTAGAAACCAGTCCTTTGTCAACGTTCAGCTCTTCAGCGATGTTCACTTGCTTAAGGTGACGCATCTCCGCCCACTCAGGAATATAGTGGATTCTCTGGGGCGTCTTATTCGAGTGAATACGGCTAACGTTGCTCATGTTTCAACTTTACTCGCGAGGCAGGTGGAAAGCGTTAGCGCAGCATGACACCAATTCTCTTGCAAAAAGTGTCAACTTATGAAACTTAGTGCGATATGGAACATCCGATTGCGAAATACCGGCGTGAACACAACTTGACGCAAGATGCGTTTGGGAAGCGCGTTGGCGCGACCAAAGGGATGGTTTCCAAGTGGGAGGCTTGTCGCGTCTTACCGCGTCCGTCGCTCTTGGTGCGGATTGAGGATGTATCAGGCGGACGCCTGACGGCAGGTTCTATCGTCCGCTCGTTTGTGGCGGCATCTCAATTTCAGGAGGCCGCAGAATGAGCAGCCTTCTTTCTCATTTGCGCGGCCAATCCTCCCGGCCTGCTGCACCCCGCGCCGTGGCGCATTCTCATCTGCCGCCCGGCGCGGGGAAATCTCGTTTTGCATGTGGGCCACCGTAGCTTCGTAACGCCCTGAATTTCTCACCTTCGATCAATTCCCACCACGGGAAAAACGCTGGGATTTTCCCGGCGCGGGAAAGGCTTTGTCTTATGATATCAACCGCATGGTTTCACCGCATCAAGGCAGCGCAACGCGATCTCATCCGCCTCGTTGGCGGCATTGAGCGAGCTGCAGAAATCTCTTCGATCTCGAAAAGTCATATCGGGCGCATGAACAATGCGACGGACCCGGAAATGATGCCATTGCATGCCGTCTACGCCCTGGAATCGGATTGTGGCGTGCAGGTCGTCACCTCAGCGATGGCGGAGTTGCACGGCAAGCGCCTTGTGGAGCCGGAAGGCCAGCGCGGGGCGGATTACAGCCTGATCGCCGCTTACTCTGACGCAGTTCGCAAGGCCGGCGACATGATTTCGGGCGGAGCTGTAGCGATTGCCGATCTGGTGGTGACGCCTGCGGAAGCGACCAAAATGGACCGGGATGCGGCGGAGCTGGAAATCGTCATTGCCGAGTATCGCAAGGCGCTCGCCAACGTAAAAGCCCTCGGCGGACAAAAGGTCGGCTTTCATGTGGTTGGAGGCGGACAATGAAGCCTCTAACCGATCCCGCCATTGATGAATTGATGTCCCGCCCCTTGTCCGAACGCGCAAGGGGTTTTCTGCGTGAGGTGCAGCTTTCCGGCGGGCGCGTCGAAATCGCAACCGGCCTCGGTCGTCGCCAACTCGCGCAGGAATGCCGCCGCTGCGGCTATCTCCATATTTGCGAAGACGAACGGACTGCGAAGCTGACTGGCCTCGGGCAAGCCTACCTCGATCGATTGATGAGGGCGATCTGATGGCCGGTTACGCACCTGTCAAGCTTCCAAAGCCCGGCCCGAACGCGCTCGCGCTCATCACGACCGCGGTCAACGAAGGCGTCGTGACCGCGACAGAGCCAAGGCATGTGACAGCGGCTAACAATGCCGTTGGCAACCGCTATCTTACGCGCGACAAGAAAGACGCGAAGACCTACTATCCGACTGACCGCGCCCGCGAATTGCTTGCCTTGCTGCAAGGCATAGCGGAGCCCGGCGATCTGCCGGCGGCTGCGGATATTCCGAATAAATTTCCGGATATCCTTCCCGCCACCGATGCATCCGGGCTGGTCGCCACGGTCGAGCGTGCGCGGGCGCTGCTGGACGAAGGCGATATCGTCAACGCCCGCATCGTGGCCTCGGTCGCTTATGCAACAGCCAAGACGGCGGCGCAATTCGCCGAGCAGGTCGGCGCAACGGAAAAGCTGATCGCCAAAGCCCGCCGTATGCAGGCGGATGCGCTGTTGATTGAAACGCGGGCGAAAATCCTCATTGCCGATAAGTGGGATGAAGCCCAATCAGCCGGGCAGGCATCGAAGGGCGGTCGCCCGAAAACCCTTTCCGATGGAAAGGGTTTTTCGGCGGATGATACCGGTCTTTCGTACAAGGAAATCCACAACGCGCGGAAGCTGGCGGCGGCAGAACATCGCGAGCCGGGCATTGTCGAGCGCGCTATTCAGGCGCGTCTATCCGCTGGACTAGAGCCGACGCGCGCCAATCTTCGCGCGGCGGTCGGCACCGCGAGCGCGACGAAAGAAGAGCGCGGCAACAATCTCTATGAGACCCCGGCGGAAGCCATGCATACGCTTCTCGCACTCGAAACCTTTACGGCGACCGTGCTTGAGCCTGCCTGCGGGCGAGGCGCGATTTCCCGAATGCTCGAAAGCGCGGGTTATGGCGTCGTTCTCGCCGATCTGGTCGATTACGGCACGGCGGACCAACACGGCGAATTGCAAGCGGTGCAGGACTTCCTGACGTCGCAGCCGCCGGAATGCGGGTCTTACGACATCGTGACGAACCCGCCCTATGGCGAAGTCGTCAACGCCTTTGTCGCCCATGCATTGCGGATTTTCCGACCGCGCAAGATGGCGCTCTTGCTCAATCTCAATTTCCTTTGCGGCTTCGAGGATGACGACCGCAATTTCGTCATGGACGATTGTCCGCCGGCCCGTGTCCACGTCTTCAAGAGGCGGCTCCCGATGATGCACCGGGACGGATGGGAAGGGAAAAAGGCCAGCAGCCGCATGAATGCTGCGTGGTTCGTGTGGGAGGTGCGGGACGATGGCAGCTACGGCGATAGCACGGTAATCCGGCGCGTTGACTGGAAACACTACTTGCCGGCTGAAACCGTCGTGGCGGCGGAAAGCGAGGCGGCATGATGACGCCAGCGCAAGCCGCACGCGAGCGCGAAAAAATACGCGTTTCCCGATTGAGCGATATCGCCGCATTCTGCCAAGGCGACAAATGGTCCATCGACACCGGAGGCGAGGGCACCCGAATCGTCGCACGGCGTGCAACCGGCGAAAATGCCGTGCTTTGCACGATCCACTCCGAAGCGCTTCCCGAAGATATCGAGCTGATCAGCGGTGCGCTTGAAAACGTAGTCCTGTTTCTGGAGCTTCGTCGCCGCGCCATCGTCGCCTTACGGCAGGGGCGACCGCCGGTCCGTGAAAGAAACGGCTTGCGCGAGGGCGATTTCGCAGCGAATGCCGCGATGCTTTGCAGTGAAAAGCTGTTCCATCGCTTTCTTGAACGGCGCGACGGTAGCCGGGCAATCCATAACAAAGACCATGCCGACACCGTGCTGAAAAAGCTGCTCGGCATTTCCAGCAAATCACAGATCAACACCGAAGAGCGCGCGCAGACGGCCTTTCTCGACCTGCGTGCGGACTTCGACGCGTGGAAGCGAGGCAGGGGGCAATGAGCGAACGCGAATTTCCAGAAGAATCCATTTCCTACGGCGATAAGTCCACGAAGGCCATGAAGATCGCGTGCGCGTGCTGCGGCGCGGTTGCCTACTTCCCCTTTCAGACAGGGGCGAGCCGAAAGCCGCCGGTCGCGGCAACTCAACATTTCCAGAACAAGGGATGGGTGGTCGGCAACGGTCCGCGCAAGGATTTTTGCCCGCTCCACGCCAGCCCGGCCAAACGTAAAGGATCGACAGTCATGGCTAACATTCCCGCTTTGTCCAGCGCCGACAAGCCGCGTGACATGACGCGCGAGGATCGCCGGATTATCAACGACAAGCTGGACGAGGTTTATGCCAAGGACGCCTATAAAGCACCCTGGACGGATGCCGCCGTGGCGAAGGATTTAGGCGTGCCGCGCGATTGGGTCGCGCAAGTGCGTGAGCAGTTTTTCGGGCCGGCCGCTTCCAATCCGCTCTTTGACGAGATGCTTGCCGGCATGGCGCAGATCGAAGCCGCGTTTCGGGGTTATGCGGAAATCTGCGCAGCCGCCGAAAGGGCGACAGAGGCGCAAAAGGTCGCCCATACCGACCTCTGCAAGCGGATGGATGCCTATCGCGCGCTTGCTCGCAAGGTAGAGCGCGAGGTCGGCCGATGACCATATTGCTTCCCATTGTTGAAGAGCTTGCCGATTGCCAAACCGACGCCCAGCGCGCGGACTGGCTTTTGCGCGTGCCCGCTGGCGTCATTTACCGGGATAGCAGCGCTATCCGCCGCATCCTCATGGAAGCCCGCTTTACGCTTGGCGTGCAGGCGCTCGATGTCGAGTTTGCTGCCATCAATGCCACGCGCCTGCCGGACGGCGGACTGCCGCAAACGGTTGTTCTCGGCATACAGGCCGTGCGCGCGTTTCTGCGCGATATCGTGCGCAAAGGGGGCGGGCAGTGAGCAGCGAGGCAACTATCCGGCGCGGCGTGCGCAACGCCCGCTATACCGCCGTTCCCAATCACGTCTTCGAGGATGACCGGCTCTCCATGGAAGCGCGCTGGCTGCTCGGCTATCTCTTGTCCAAGCCGGACAACTGGACCGTCGTGATCGGCGACATCATCAAGAAGGGCGGATGCGGGCGCGATAAGGCGCGGAAGATGATCGCCGAGCTTGTCGAGTTCGGCTATGCCGAGCGCGAGCAATCGCGTGCGGATGGCAAGTTCGGTGCATCCAATCTGGTCATCTTTGACGAGCCGCGTGCTGTTGCGGACGACGGAACGGCAGGCGAGGGCGGCGAAAGTGTTGCAATTCTACCGCAGACTGAAATGCCGGCGCCGGCAAAACCGTCGCCGGTTTTACCGTCGCCGGCAAAATCGGCACATAGTAATAACTTACATCTAGCAAATACTGATTATCAGCAAGAGAGAGATGCGCGCGACGAAGGTTCGGACGAAAAGCCGGAAGCGGTCGAGCGTGCCTTTCGCCGCTGGTACGCCAAATGGCCGACGCGGGACAAGGACAGCGAATATGCTGCCCGGAAGGCATGGCAGAAGCTCTCGCCGGAGCAGCGGGCCGAATGCATCGCAAAGTCGCCGACCTACATCGAGCGTGCCGAGAAAGCGAAAATCTCGGTTCCGTGGGCAGGTGCGTTTCTGACCGGCCGCGATTGGGAAAAGCTCGAAGACCCGAAATCGGACGTCGCCCTGCCAAGCGTCCATGGTCCCTTCACCAGAGCGTGGCATGCCGGGCGTTGCGCTGAGCTGCTGAAACCGGCCTCGACCACCATGCCGGCATTGCCACCTTTGCTGCGGTCGCTTGTGGCGGAAGGCGGCGAAAAGGCCGAAGCGATCCTGCGAGAACGCCGCGCCAAGCATGGCTGGCCCAAGGTCAACACCATGGACGAGCGCGCTCAAGACCGTAAGGGCATGACGGTCACTCCAAACGTTTTCCGGATCTCGGAAGGCTTCGACAACGTTCGCCGTAACGGCGCGCTATGCGAGGCATGGGAGCGCTTTTTCGCTCGCATGGGCCTGCCGTGGTTGGCGGCTCCTTCTGGCATCGAGTGGTTCTTTTTCCCGCCTGTCTCATCCGAAATCACGGATTTGGACATGGCGGTTGGTGAGGCGTGGTCTGCTTTTGAACGGCAAGTTAACGAGGGAAATTCCGATGATGCATAACGTGAAAATCTACGCTGCCAGCAAACCGGTCAATCCAGAGGCTTACGACCTGACGCGCTTTGCATCGCTGTTCGATCAGGTGCGCGACCGTAAGCGAATCAAGGCGACGATGCTGTCGATGGCGACGGAAAATCAGCCGGGAAAGCGCGAATGGTTCGTGCTCGAGACAAAGCACAGGCAGGAAAAAGTTGTTGAAGAGGCACTTCACAAGGCCGGCGTGAAGGTTTTTTTGCCGCTCGAAAACGTCGGGCAACAGGTCGTTCGCGGCAAGGTGGTTGCTGACGTGATGCGCCCGCTACTGCCTGGGTATGTGATGGTCAACATCGTCTATTCGCCGGCTGCGGTATGCGGTATTTGCCGGGTGGACGGGGTCGCTGGCTTCGTCGGCGGTATGATCTCGCCGCATCGTGTCTCCGAACAAGAAATCCTTCGATTCAAGGCGTTCGATGATGCGCCGGATCGGGATCACTGCAAGCAGTTCGGTCGCGGCGATGCAGTCCGCTTCACCTTTGGCCCCTTCGCGAAGTTGGCAGGGATCATCTGCAAAATGCGCAAGGGCCGTTCGTTCGGCGGCGAGCGCATGGCAACGGGTGCCGTCGTCAAGCTGGAACTTTTCGGCAAGGTGCACCTTGTAGACGCCCCTCTTGCACTCTTGGAAAAGTTGTGAGATGCAATGGCCAGGATGATCTACCGTCCATGTGCAAGCGCGCCACCTTCGGGGCAGGCGAGCGGAGCCAAAAGCTTCCACGCTGTTAAGCCGGGTGGACCCTGCCTTGACTCTCTCGAATGAGAGCAGCGATTCAAGGCCGGTGCTACTGCATTGCCAAAATCATCATCGTATCGAAGGCGGTCCACGGGATCGCCTTTTCTGCGTTCCATAGGTGGGGCTTTGCTGATGACCGCGATATCCATGCAATGGGTTGACCGTAACCTTTCGGAATACGGCAGGCGCATTGGGGAGCTGAAAGACCGTTTCCCGAAGGTCTTGCCGCGCATCGTCAATCAGGTGGGTGGTCGCGCCAAGACGGTTGTCGTTCGCGAGCTGACCAAGCAAACCGGCCTGCCGCGTGCGACCATCGTCAAGGCGATTGGCAATCCATCGTCGGCGCGACCGGGCAAGCTTTACTACGAGATGGTGACGAAGGGCGGCAACATTCGCCTGAAGTACCTTCGCCCCAAGGAAACCCCGGCGGGGGTAGTGGCGAGGCCATTCGGCAAGCCGACGCTCTATCCCGGCACGTTCATGCGTGGTGCCTTGTTCCCTGACCGCAAGGTTGTCTCTCACTTCAACGGGCATGTCTTCTACCGTCTGAACACTGCGGGCACGAAGATTACCTTTGCCCGCTCTGGCGTGTTCATCCCGCAGGAGATGACCAAGGGCGCAACGTCTGCCGCCTTCCATCGGGTCGCGGCACCGCTGCTCAAAGAGCGGGTCGAAGCCGCATTGACCAAGCTCGTGCCCTGACAGGCCGACTCTTCGACCCCTCGGCGACCGTCACCCGCCGCCCCCCTCGGGCGGGTCCTTCCCCCGAAAGAGGACGATTAGCGGGTGCGCGCGACTGCGGGATTTCGCTCTGTGAAAAAAATCATAAGGGGATTCCGCCGCTCTTTCGGTGGAATCGGAATCAGATGGCTAAGAGCTACCCCGAAGAACTTCGTTTGCAGGTCATCGCCTACATGGATGAGGGCCATTCCGTTCGCGATGCGGCCGAAAAATTCGATGTCAGCCCAAGCTATGCGGCCAAAGCGCACAAGAAACAGGCAGCGGCGGACCAAACCACGCTGTTGGAGCAGTCGGAAGCACCGGAAGGCGAGACGACGGACGCCGGCGACGGCGAAATCACCGCATCGGAGTTGGCGGAATTGCTTGGTGTTTCAAAGCGGGCGATCTCCGATTTTGTCGAGCGTGGAATCGTTGCGAAGACAGAACGGAATCGCTTCGACATGGCTCGGTCGGTTCAACTCTACTGCGAGCATCTTCGCATGGTCGCAGCCGGACGAACCGGCGACGGCTCCGACGTATTGACTGCGGAGCGCACGCGTCTGGCGAGAGAGCAGGCCGACCAAACCGCGTTGAAGAATGCGGCGCTTCGTCGGGAACTGATTGCGATTGCTGACGTGCGGCACGAATGGACTTCGCTCGGTCGTCGCATCCGCAACGGCATGCTTTCGGTCCCTTCGCGCTGTCGCCAGCTCCTTCCACACCTCACCACTTACGACGTTGACCTGATCGACCGCGAAATCAGATCGGCGCTTACCGGACTCGGTGACGAAGACAATGGAATCAGCTCTGACGACATTGCGGCGGGCGCTGTGGGACAGTCTGCTACCGCCTCCAAAATTGAAGCTGTCGGAGTGGATTGAAAAGACCGTTTACCTGCCCGAAGGCGTGTCATCGCTCACGGGCATGGTCCGGCTCTGGCCGCCGCAGGTCGAGATTGCGGATGCTATCGGCAGCGCTGCAATCGAACGCGTCACCTTGGTTAAGCCGGTTCGTGTTGGCTTCACGACGTTGCTCACGAGCGCGCTGGCAAGCTTCTGCTACAACGACCCGTCGCCCATCCTATCGCTTCTGCCAACAGAAGCCGACTGCCGCGACTATATGGTTTCCGATGTCGAGCCGATCTTTGACGCATCGCCTGCGCTGCGGGGTTTGCTGACGGGAGATACCGACGAAGGCGGTCGCAATACGCTCCTAGCTCGGCGGTTTCCCGGCGGCTTCCTCAAGGTCATCGCGGCAAAGGCACCGCGAAATCTTCGTCGTCACAACGTTCGTATCCTCTTCATTGACGAAGCGGACGGCATGGATGCGACGAAAGAGGGCTCGCCGATCCTGCTTGCCGAGCGGCGTACGCTTTCGTTCGCAGATCGCAAAATCGTCATGGGGTCAACGCCTGTCTACAAGGCGACGAGTCATGTCTTGCGCGCCTACGAGCAATCGGACAAGCGCATTTACGAGTTGCCTTGTCCGGAGTGCGGTCACTTTCACGAATTGAAATGGAGCGACATTCATTGGCCCGAGGGCGAGCCGGAGAAGGCTTACTATGTGTGTCCGGAGTGCGGTTGCGCCATAGACGAGAGACACAAACCGGCGATGGTCGCCGCCGGGCGCTGGCGAGCACTGCGACCGGAAGTCAAGGACCATGCCGGCTTTCGCATGAACGCCCTGATTTCGCTTCTGCCGAATGCGTCCTGGGGCCGCTTGGCGCGCGAGTTTGTCACCGTCAAGAATGATCCTTCGACGCTGCAAACGTTCGTGAATACGATCCTCGCCGAAGGATGGGAGGATGAAAGCGACGAACTGGACGATATCGAGCTTGCGACGCGCGCCGAAGATTTCGGGCTTGAGAATATCCCTATCGACGTCCTCATTATCACCGTCGGCGTTGACGTGCAGGATGATCGACTAGAAGCGACCTTCGTGGGTTGGGATAAGGCGGGCATCCCCTACATTCTCGGGCATACCGTGATTTGGGGCCGTTATGACGATCACTCGACGTGGACCGAACTGGACCTTGCGCTGTCTGCCCGGTGGAAGCACCCGCTCGGCGGCGTGATCAAGGTCGATGCCGTCTGCATAGATAGTTCGGACGGCGAGACCATGGAAACGGTCTATCGTTATGCGTTCCCTCGCTTCAATCGTCGCATCTTTGCTATCAAGGGAGCGGCGGGAAACCGGCCGTGGATCGAGCGTTCGAAGACGACCGTAAAGGGCGGGCGTCTCTTCATCGTTGGTGTCGAAAGCATCAAGAGCAACATATTTGGTCGCCTCGCTCGCCCGAAGTCCATGCGCTTTTCGAGGGACTTGCCGGACGTTTGGTATGAGCAGGTCACGGGCGAGCAGATGGTTGTTCGCTATGTGCGCGGGCAGTCGAGCCGCCAATTCGTACCGGTGCCCGGTCGCCGCCACGAGGCGCTTGACTGCACGGTCTATGCCTTTGCCGCCCGGCAAATGGTCAATCCCAATTGGGCGCATCGCGAGGGCGAGCTATCCACGCCGCCGCAAGCGCCGGCATCCTCACAAGCTCAGAAGATAGCAACATCGGAGTGGTTATAGCGATGGCTACGAAAGACGATCAGATCACCGCACTCGAAGACGCCATTGCCATGGGCGCGAGGAAGGTGATTTTTCACTCCGGGGGCACCCGCCGTGAAGTGGAGTATCACTCTTTGAAAGAGATGCGGGAAGCGCTTGCGGCATTGAAGGTCAGCCTCTCGTCCCGTGCACCGATCATTCGCGCGGCGCTCGACTAATGAGTGTCGCCAATCTGATTGACCGGACCATTGGCTATTTTGCGCCGGAAACTGGCCTACGGCGTATCAAGCACCGCGCCGCGATGGACATCATGTCGCGCAGCTACGCCGCAGCCGACACCAGCCGCCTGAAATCCGGCAGGCGTGCACGCTCGACGTCGGCGGACGCGGAAATATCCCGCGCCGGCCGCACACTTCGCGACCGCATGCGCAATCTGGTTCGCAACAATCCTTACGCGGCGAACGCTGTCGCGCAGCTCGTCTCCCATGCGATTGGCGACGGGATAATACCGCGCTCCAAGGACAAAAAGGTCAACGAGCTTTTTGACGAGTGGAGCAAGGTTTGCGATGCGGATGGCGACCTAGATTTCTATGGTCTGCAATCGTTGGCCGTCCGGGGCATGTTCGAGTCCGGCGATGGTTTGGTGCGTCGTCGTCGTCGCCGGCTTGAGGATGGCTTGCCTGTCCCGCTTCAATTGCAGGTGATTGAAACCGACCTTATCGACACGACGAAGGAAGGTATTCTTGCCGGAAGCGGCAAGATTATTCAGGGTGTCGAGTTTGATGCCATCGGCCGTAAACGTGCCTATTGGATGTTCGGCTCTCATCCCGGCAACAGCTTCTTCGACCCACTGTCGTCTGTTGTATCCAAGCCGGTTCCGGCTTCGGAAATCGCTCACGTCTTCGAAAAGCAGCGAACGCAGGTTCGCGGTACGCCATGGGGCGTGCCGGCGATGGACGACATGCACGATCTGGCGAAGTACGAGGAATCGGAGCTTGTTCGAAAGCGCCTTGAATCATGCCTTGTCGGCGTGATGAGCGGCGGCGAGGAAGCCGACATGCTCGGTACGCCGATGGATGACGGAACGGGTAAGCCAATCCAGCCGGGCGTTTACAATGCCCGTGGCGAGCGCGTCGAGAAGTTTGAACCGGGCACGTTCTACAATGCCGTGGGTGGCCGGCGTCTCGATTTTTCGCAGCCGGCATCAACCGGCGGATACGATCCTTACAAGGTCTCGATGTTGCATACCATCGCGGCCGGCTGGCGGATGCCGTATTTCATCCTGACTGGCAGGCTGGACAAGGTGAACTATTCGTCGGGCAAGATCGGCATTGAAGCCTTCAAGAAAATCATTTCCGAACTGCAATGGAAGTTCATTATTCCGATGCTGTTGCAGCCCATTTGGGATTGGTTTTGCGAGGCGGCTTATCTCGCCGGCTTGATCAAGTCGCCGAAGGTTCCTGTTAAATGGTCGCCGCCGCGCTTTTATTCTGCCGACCCTTTGAAGGACGTAAACGCGAAAATCAAAGAGGTCCGCGCCGGCTTCCGGTCGCATCCATCCGTCATCGCGGAGTCTGGCGAAGACCCCGATGAGGTGGTTGCCGAAATCGCCGCCTTCCAAAATAAAACAGACAAGCTTGGGCTTGTCTTCGATACGGACGCACGCCGGGTATCTCAGGCGGGCCAGTTGCAACAGGGATGGGATGACGACCCGCTCGACAGGACAGAAGAGAGCCAAGACGATGACGAAGCTTGAAGTCCGAAAGGCACCCACGAGTCTGCCGATGCAGTTTCGCGGCGAGGCTCTTAACAGCTCCATTGATGCCGAAGCGCGCGCGGTGACGCTGGCGTTTACAACGGGGGCGGCTGTCCGCCGGCTCCGTTACACCGGATGGGATACGGCCGTGCCTTTTGACGAAATTCTTGTCGTCAGCGAAAGGGCACTCGATCTCTCTCGTATGAATGCCGGCGCTCCCGTTCTCGACAGTCATTCCCGGTGGTCAACCTTCTCGCAGGTTGCCGTTGTGGAACGCGCATGGGTCGAAGGCGGCGAGGGCATGTGCACGATACGGTTTCCGAAGCCCGGCATTGATGCCGCCGCTGATCGCATGTTTGGGCTGGTCTCCGACAAGATCATCAAGAATGTGTCCGTCGGCTACTCCATCGACAAAATCCGAATCGAGGAAGCGCAGAAGAAGGGCGACGTTGAAAAGATTTTCGTGGAGCGCTGGACGCCGAACGAGGTTTCTTTTGTGACGGTGCCCGCCGATCCCGGCGCGCAGGTCCGCGCAAGCGAGGCAACCTTTCCCCTGCTTATTGGCGAGCCGGAAAGGCATCTGATCCGCGCCACCCGCATGCGAATGGCCGAAGCCGCGCTTCGATCCTCGGCATGAAAATTTCCGTAACGGCCGAAAGGTGGCAAACGGCAATTAGCTTCACGCCAATTGCTGCCATTCAGTCCAGAGTTAATCCAGCCCCGTTCAATCGATACCGAATACGCTCTGAATTCGGAGAGGCTGATACCGCCTCAATAAGATGGGCTATATTTCCATGCAGAACCGCCTGGATCACTGGGCCTATTTCTTCTTCAACCCTCCGAAGGGCTTCTTCATCCATTCGACATTGAAGGCGTTCATGCAGAATGAATTCCAATACTTTGTGCCGCAGTTGACTGCCCTGAAGGGCCTCGAGATCGGGCTTTTTGATGTAAAATTCAAAGCTATGTGTCGAAAAACCTGAATCGACCGGGAGCGAGAGAACCAAGCCAATGTCATCCTCAAAGACGCTGAGCTCCCATCCTCGGCCAAAGAGTTTTCTACGCAATTTTGTCACCAGCTACCTCAAGCTGCTTTGATAATGCTCCAAAAACGTGACCGCCCGCAATGGCCCGAACACGGTCATGGTTAAAAGACCAAAAGGAGAACCCGCAATAAATCGGTTGATTGCTGACCTTGCGGTTGGTGCGAGACAGCTGTTGGAATCGCTGAAGTCGCTGTCCCAGGGCCGCATTTCAAGAAGCTCCAATGCCGCCACATCCTATGGATGCGGCTTAAAGTTCAACTGACCTCGCCGTTTGGACGGTGAGTCCAGCTCAATCTCTGCTTTCCCATTTGAAAGTTCGCCGCCTGCGCTCCGCCGGGACGCAGGGCGACGGCGCTTGTTTTGCCCGGTACTCTACATAAGGAACCGCATGCCATGAAAAAGGCTGCATATGTTTTCGCGACCGTCGCCGCAATTCTTTGCTTCGGCCTCGCCTTCATCATCATTTCCGCCGATCCTTCTCACGCCTCGGCACTGATCGGTCACGACACCATTTTGCAGGGCGGCGGCTTAAGCCATATGCTCCAAGCCTCTCCGGCGATACTGGCATTGCGCAGCAAGTTGACCGACCTGACCAGCCGCGCCGAGAAAAAGCGGAGCGAACTGGTGGACGGCCTGTCGAGCGAGGCCGCTCGCGCTATCGAGCAGGACCATGCCGGTATCCTTGCGGAAATTGAACAAGTCCGCAGCGAGATTACCACGCTCGAAAACGCTGCACGCAACGCGCCGGTTACGCCGCCGCTCAATCATAATGCCGACGCCGAGCAGCAAGGCATTCTTGCCGAGCGCACGCGGTCGGCGACGATTGACGAACTCGCAGCCCGCGCGGGTGTTTCTGACTTCGGCCGCGAGCACATCCGCGCTGGCACGTCGGTAGAGGCTTTCCGCTCGGCGCTGTTCGAAAAGCTGTTCGACAAGGACCAGTCGGTTAAAACTGACAGCCATGTACGGGCGCAGGTCGGGCAGGATCAAAGCGAAACGATCCGCTCGGCCCGTATCGAAGCGCTTTCCTACGGGCTTGGCGCTCCCATGCCGAAGGACGGTCCATCTGCGGCTGCCCGGCAATTCACGGGACAGGGGCTTATCGACATCGCTGCCGATAGCGTCAATTTCCGTGGTCGCCGCATGCTGAACGCCCGTGACATCGACGACATTTTCACGCGTGCGTCGCATGCAACCTCCGACTTCCCGGCAATCTTCGAAGGTGCTGTGAACCGTACGCTTGAGCAGCGCTATGCGCTCGCGCAGCCGACATTCCGCAAGTTTGCCCGGAAGAAAAACTTCCGCGACTTCCGTCCGGATACGCTCGTTCGCGTCGGCGACTTCCCGATGCTGAAAAAGGTGCTGGAGAACGGTGAAATCAAATACGGCTCGTTCGGCGAGGGCAAGGAATCGGTGCGCGTATTCAGCTACGCCATCGCGCTCAACATCAGCCGTCCGATGCTCATCAATGACGACCTCGGCGCTATCGCCGATCTTCTGACAAGCTACGGTTCCTCGGTCGCGCTCTTCGAGGAAGTCACCTTCTATGCCGACGCCTACAATGGCAAGCTGGCAGATGGAAAGCCTATCTTCCATGCCGATCACGGCAATCTCGGCGCTGCCTCGGCGATCTCCGTCGATAGCGTCGGCGAGGGCCGCAAGGCCATGAGCAAACAGAAGACTATCGATGACAGGCCGATGCTGGCGAACCCGGCGCGCATCATGCTTGTCGGTCCCGATCAGCTCACGAATGCGGAAAAGCTGCTGGCCTCCATCACGCCGGCCACGGTTTCGACGGTCAACATTTTCTCGGGCAAATTCGAGCTTGTCGAAACTTCGCAGATCGAAGGGCCGGGCTGGGACCTCTTTGCCGATCCCGCGTCCGGTTCCAATTACCGCTGGGGCTATCTCGACGGTTACGAAGCGCCGCGCGTTCGCATGGACGAGCCTTTCGGTCGGCAGGGTTTCAGCATGTCGGTGGAACACGACTTCGGCTGCGGCGCGACCGACTTCCGCTTTGGCTACCATAATCCCGGCAAGCCGGCCTAACGCGGCATCGCGAAACAAAGGCGGGTCCTTCGGGTCCGCCTCACGTTTTCGTTGTTCATAAGGAACGATCACCATGAAAAACTATATCCAGCCCGGCGGCACACTCCCACTGACCGCGCCCGCCGATGTGAAGTCCGGCGAGGGCGTGCTTATCGGCAAGCTCTTCGGCGTTGCGGCACATGCTGCCTTGAAGGATGAGCAGGTCAACCTTGCCCGTGAAGGCGTCTTCGAACTTCCCAAGGTCGAAGCCCAGGCATGGGCCGAAGGGGTGCCGCTCTATTGGGACGCTGGTCTTGTCACGTCGGATAGCACGGGCGGCAAAGTCAAGATCGGCTATTCCGCCGGCATCGCCGCCAATCCGTCCGCCTTCGGCGACGTGCTGTTGCATCAGTAAGATGGTGGATTGGCGAAAACTGGAAGCGGCCGTTGATCGCAAGATTGGCGGCGCTTTTGGCGAGCGGGTGCGGCTTTCCTTCATGAAGGGAGGAAAGTCGGACCCGGAGCGCCCGCAAATCATCGTTCGCTGCGAAGCTCTCTGCGAGGGTGGCGACGATTCTAAACCGATAGGCGTTGGGCAGACCGGAGCGTTTCGCAGCCGGCTTGCGGCGGGGGAGGCGGAGCTTTTCCTAGACCGCAGCTCCTACGACGGCCCAAGACTTCAACCCGGAGATGCCGTTCGCGCGATAGATCGCAGCGGCGAACCCGTTTGGGAAATTAGCGCCATTAGCGACCGCTATAGCAACCTGATTGTCGCCGTTCTTCGGGAAAAGTGAGTGTGACGCATGTCTCTTGCCTGCATTGCAATCCGCATCGCCGCCGTCCAAGCCCTGAAAGGGCGAACGATGGTCGGCGAAAATGTGCTCGATAGCGAGATTGGCACGCTTGATATCGGCGCGGACGGAGCGTTGCGGACGCCCAAAGAGAAGCCGTTTATTTCGGTTTATGTCGGGGCATCCAAGGCGACCGATGGGCTGGACCTGCGTGCGTTCAATAAGAATGGGAATGTCGATATCATCTTTGAGGCCGGCATAGCCTCGCCGCACGTAGCGACAGACCCGGAGACGGATGAAAGCGTCATTTACGAGGGGCTACCTGCGACGGACGCGAATTTCGAGTTTCAGCTTGATATCACGATGCGGCAGATTAGCGACGTTCTTGCGGACCCCGATAACGAATGGTCGGAGCTATTCCGGTCCCTCAGTCTTCGCCTCGTTTCTGCGGAGCGGGATCGCATTGGCGCCGATGCGAACGGAACGCGGCTCGCTGCTCATAGAATGAAGCTGACCGCTGAAGTGATCGCCGATCCCATTCGCGGTACGCCTCTCGCCCCTGCTTCCCCCTTGGCGCGCTTCTTCGCTAAGTGTGAGGCTGATCTAGTTCCCAGCGCGCCGGACATGGCGAAAAACATCGCCCTTATGCGCGCGCAGGTTTCGGGCGATGCGGACGAGCTGCAAGCCGCTATGCGCCGATTTGGCATGATCTATAGCGAAGCGGATGCCATGTTGATGACGCCTGCATTTGAGGTGACGCGATGACGAGTCTCGTTGAACAGCTTTCGGACATGATGCACCGAATTGCCGAGCTTGAGCGCCGCAACCGCAATCGCCGTAGGAAAGGGACGATTGCTGAAGTCAGCGACGACAAGAGCAAGTATCGGGTCAAGCTGTCCGATCAGAACGGCAAACCCTACCTTTCGCCGTGGATCAAGGCGCGGACGCTTGCGGCGGGTGGCGTCAAGGTGGACGTGCTTTATCAGAAGGGCGAGCAGGTCGATGTCGTATCCGAAAGCGGAGACATGGCGGATGCGCAAATAGATTTCTCCACATACAGCGATGCCAACGCTCGCGAGAATAAGGATATGCCGCTGCATATCAAAATCGGCGATACCGTCGTGGAAGCCTCGGCCGATCTGGTCAAGGTGACAGGCGCAACCGTTATTGTTCAATCGCCGAATGTGCAGCTTGGCGGCGAGGGCGGCAAGAAAGTCGCCCGCATCGGTGATAGGGTCGATGTCGGGACCGGCTCGTCAAAGGGCCTTTGGCCTATTGTCGAAGGCTCGTCCAGCGTCTTCGCCACCGACTAAGTTCGGCTTTTACATTTCGCCATTGGAATAGATGGCTCTGAAAAAGTGGCGTTCGTATTTAGCATACATCGCCGTTGCCCACTCGCCGATTGCGATCTGCTGTTGAGAAACGGCGCTCCCATAGTCCTTTATATATCGCACATCGCCGTTATCGAGCTGTTCGCTACCATGAATGACGCGAGGCGTCATTTCGGTAAATCGTATATACAGAAACGCAAACATAAGAAGATGGACCTTTCCAATCTTCCTAGTATAGGACGCGATCTCCTCAACGCTAGAATGCACCGCGCAAAAGTCGGCCAACCTTCGTGCCCGCTCAAGCTTCACGAACAAGAGAAAAAGGTGCTTGTCGCTCAAAATTACTCGGCCATTCGCGGAGCTGTGAACGCCATGCGTGAGCAGTTTTTCTTTGGTGAACGCATAAATTGACATCGGGAAACAGATCAAAGTTGGTGTAGCGGTCGCCTGCGTTTGGTGCTGGGAGGGTGGGAGCAACCCGTCTGCTCCTTTCGGAGCCGCAGCTTTTCCCCTCGCCAAGTCTAATCTCCCGGCTTGGCTGAGGGCATTTCACTCTTATCAACGCAGCTAATGGCTGTGCAAGCTTAGGTCCCAAATCCATGCAGAAATTCAAGGTTCGCACCGGCTGCGAGATCGCCGGGCAATTGCGCGCGTCTGGCGAAATCGTATCGCTGACCGCCGATCAGGCGCGGGAGCTTGCTCCGCCGTTCGGCAATGTCGTTTCACCTGTCAAGCAAGAAAGAGGTGCGGACCATGCCGGATTCGGCGGGACTAAGCGTCGCAAGCGGCAGGTCCCTTAGCAATTGGGGCCATGTCGAGCAGTCGGTGCGCAAGATATTGAAAACCCCAAAACGGTCGCGGGTCATGCGCCGAAACTTCGGCAGTGACTTGCCGGAATTGATCGACGCGAAGATGACGCGCCGTAATGTTCTGGCTGTCTATTCCGCAGCGGCACGCGCAATTCTCGAATGGGAGCCTCGCTATCGTATGTCAGCGGGCAGGGTCACACGGGCGGAAGCGGACGGCTCGATTACCCTCGAAATCTTCGGAACCTATTACCCACGCGGCCATCGCGGCGACTACTCCATTTCGGAGAGCGCAAGCATCCGCGTCATCTATAGCGGGGCCTGACCATGGCTATTCACACGCCTGATATTATCGACGTTTCGCGCCTGCCGGAACCCGATGCAATCGAAAAACTCGATTTCGAGGCGATCCTTGCGAGCCGCATGGCGGACTTCGACAAGCGGGCGCTACAAGCCGGTTTCGATTACGACGTTGGCGACCTAGAAACCGATCCTATCAAGATCGATCAGGAAGTGCATGCGTTTCGCGAAGTGCTGATGCGCTCGCGGGTGAATGACGGCATCCGGTCGGTGCTGCCGGCCTTTGCAAAGGGTGCCGATCTGGACAACGCGGTTTCCCGTGCGAACGTTGTGCGCATTGTCACCTTGGACGAGCGCGGCAACATCAGCTTTCGCGAAGACGACGACGCCTTGTTGCGCCGTTATCTGGCAAGTTTCGATGCGCCGGCTGCTGGGTCGGAAGACGGCTATCTTGCCGCTTCCCTGAAAGCTTGGCCGCAGGCGCATGATATACGCGTCGTCAACGGCGGTGCCGGCAAGGTTCTCGTCTATCTGCTCGGTGCTGCCGGGTCGCCGGCTCCGGTGGACGCTGTGTTCTCGGTTGCAAAGGCGCTCGACGCGAAGCACGTTCGGCCGCTTACTGACGATGTGACCGTTTCGGCGGCGCAGATCGATCGCTACACACTCTCGGCAACACTTATCGTGCCGCGTGGCCCGGATCCTGCGCAGGTTGTTGATACCGCGGTTAAGAGTGTCAGAGCTTTCGGCGTCGCCCGATACCATATCGGGGCCGAGGTCCCGGCCTCAGCACTTCTGGCTGCGGCTTACGTGCCGAACGTGATGCGTATCGAACCTGTCACGGTTGCCGACCTGCCGGCGCGTGCGAACGTCGCGCCATATCTGACGGATATCAATCTGACGTATCGGGTGCTGATGTGATCGCGGCGGAAACGCATCTGCTGCCGCAAAGTTCGGAGCCAATGGAAAAGGCGCTTGCGGCGGTCGGCGAGCGCACGGAAGCGATTGGGATCGATTGGCAAGCCTATCTCGACCCGATGCGTGCGCCCGTGCACTTCCTGCCGGTCCTTGCTCATGCGCATTCGGTCGATATCTGGAATCCGAAATGGCCGGTGCATCATCAGCGCCGGGTGATCGCGGATGCTATCTATCATCATCGGATCAAGGGCACGCTTGCCGGTCTCGAAGCTTACGCCGGGATAGTCGGAAGCGAGATCATTCGCGCGATCCGGCCGCCCGGTACGTTCTTCCTATCGGGGGGCATGTCGGAAGAGCAGCGCGCGGCGCTTGCCGACCGCATGCCGCAAATCCGCATCTACAGCCGCGCTCTGCGGTCGAGTGCCGGCAAGCGGCTTTTCCTGTCGGCTCGATCCTATTCCGCCTTGGGTGCATCCTTCGTCGCCGACAGCAAGGCGGCGGAGCGAATGCGTCCGCGCATCGCCTTCTTTGAAGCCGGGCTAGAACAGCCGATCAATGTCGAAGAGGTGACGGACATCATTCCGGGCCTTGGCTACGCGATGTATGAGCGAGCCTTGCTGCGGCGAAAGCGTCGGCGTTCTGTCACCTATCTCGGCGGAACGCTGCGCTTTTGGGTGACGCTCGATCACAATCGGTCTGTCGCTGCCTATCGTCGTGCGAACGGTTCGCCCCCGGTCATCCGTTATGGGATGCGGCCGGCGACGGTCCAGCCAGAAGCGCAATACGGCCGGGCGGAAGCGGGCAGGGCGGCATTTTTCGGCCGTCCGCTCCACCGCCGATACTGGTCGAACATGCGGTCTGAAACGCGCGTCTTCGAGCGTATCGTGATTTGGGACCCGGAAATGGTGCCGCGCCGAAGGGGAGCTTCCTACTTGGGCGTTAGCCGCTTCGGGGTTGCTCCCTTCACGGCTGAACTCGTGGTGCATGCGCCATCGATCCGGCCCCGCCGCGCCTTTGCCATTGGCGGCTATTTCGGGAAGTTCTTCGCCGCGTCGGATGGCGAGAAATATCGTGAAACCCTGCGCGCCCTTCGCGCCGCGAAATCGGCGCGGGATACCATCCTCATCAACACCAAAACATTCCGCAGCCCGCAGGCTGGTCAGCT